ATAGCAAGTGGAAAGTGAGGATAATATGGGCGTTAGAATTGAAAATGATTGTGTAAGTTGCGAGCGTTGCGTAAATTGTGGTAGGCGTGAAGTGGAGGTACATTTTTGCGATAAATGCGATGATTATGCCGATATGTGGAATCCGCTGTATGTAACCGATAACGGGCAGGAGCTTTGTTGGGATTGTTATAAATCCCAGTACACCGAAAAAATATGCGATGATATGGACGAAACCAAGTGCGCACATTGTGGCAAAGAAGCCGAGTATATGTATCTGGTAGATGGCGAGTGGGTGTGCGAGGATTGCCTTAAGGGAATGGCAGAAAGGGTAGATACGGAATGAAAGGTTATTTTATAGATAATGACTCAATGAATGAATTGTGGGCAAGACTAACAGAAATAGATTTAGAGAATGTAAACGAAGTGAGGGACGCTTTAGGCTTTACTAAAGGAATACTTTACCCGATAAAGCTCGGATATTACAAAGAAGTAAAGCCAAAAAAAGAAGAGGTGCAGGGATGACAAGAGAAGAAGCAATAGCAAGGATTAAAAACCATAAGATTGTACATAAGATGAATGAGCCAAGAGCAATCTATATTTCGGAAGCACTTGATATGGCAGTCGAAGCATTGGAGCAAGAGTCTTGTGAGGATTGTATCAGCAGAGAACCATTTACTGATTCAACAATCTGTGAAGGTTTTTCTTGCAATGAATGTTCTTTCAATCGAAAAAACGAGGGCGGTTGCATACTTGAAGAACGAGTTAAGGCTTTACCACCCGTCACACCAAAGCCAAAAACAGGGCATTGGGAATGGGTACAGTATGACTATAATTCCAAACTTGGAGATTGGCATTGTTCAGAGTGCAGGAGCGTTGTTATGGAGTGCGTTAGCAAAGAGGAAAAGGGCGGTATTCCATTGTATAAATACTGTCCACAATGCGGAGCGAAGATGTCGGAAATCCCGACAGATTCAGAAAAGGAGTGATAAGGAATGACAACAGTATATTGCGATTGTGATGATTGTTACAACAATGATGATGGCAGATGCGCACTTGATACTATATCAATGAGTGGAAGAATGACAGGCGGTGGCTGGTTGACATTGTGTGACGATTATCAAGAGATAAATCGAGAAGATTTTGAGCCACAGGAAAGTGAGGAATAAATGTATAGCATTGTGCTTACTGACGGAAAGACTATAAATATAAAGGCAACAGAAGTAGAGTGGTGCGAAAAAACCCGAACGATAAAGTTAATCAATGGCAGACTGATTGTTGCAAGAATCAATATGGATAACGTAGTAGGGTGGATAAGCGCAGATTATAAGGCAGAAAGTGAGGATAAGGAATGAAATACATAGCAATAATAAACACTGATGAACCACTTACAGAACATACCATACAGTCTATCAAGGACACAATTTTTTGCGGTGACGAGCAAGCACCTTATGTGTTCGAAATTGAGGACATCAAGTACAAGGCAGAAAGTGAGGAAGTATGAGCGAAGAAAATGGAAAAGTCTGTTGCAACTGTCGGCACAACAAACGATACCATGATGAGGGCGGTATGTGCTATTGCAAGTGCGAAGTTAGCGGAAATTGGCTTGGATATGTGCAAGTTATGACGGGGTGGTGTAGACACTGGGCGAAAGAAAAGCCAAAGGCAGAAAGTGAGGGAGTATGAAAGCTATCTGGGGATTAGATTATGATTTTAGGGAAGATAAATGCTATGAAAGACCATCGTGCCCCGAATGTGCCGAGCCGATAGGCAAGGTAGGTGACGATGATAATTATTACTGCTATTCCTGTGGTAAAAAGGTAGAAGTGGACGAGCCTAAAATGCAGGAATGGTTTAAGATACGCCGGGAAACAAAAATGAGAATGACCGATTGCTTCCCCGAAAAGGTGGAAATGAAAAACGGGGAAGTTGTCAAGATGGGGTGCGGTGGTAAGCAATGCGTAGAAACCCATTATATGCGTAACCCGATCACCTTAAAATGGCAGGTAATGGGCGGTAAATGCAAAAAATGCGGAATGGAGTTTATAATATGAGTAAGTTATACACGATACAAACAAACGTGCCTATATGCCCCGAATGCGGTGGCGGTTTAAAGTATTACCAGATAATGCAGGACTACCGTTGCATCCATTGTGGGGCAAGATATCACGTAGTAGGGTACGGAAAAAATGAACGGGAATTTATCTGTGAAAGGCGCATAGTTGTAAATCAGCACGAAAGGTGATATAATTTAATTACTATCAATTATAGGAGGGATTTATGGATACCAGACGAATCAACGAGGAATATACCGCAATAGGTAACGACCTTATCCAGACCGAGGATGCATTACAGCACATCCGTAACAGCAATGTACAGATTATTTATCTATCATCCGAACACAAAAAGACGGGTAGCCACAAGGTTATCCACGCACAATGTGAAAAGGTGGCAGAAAAATATAAGTGGGGCATCCCCTGCGATTTTACCATTACGGTATTTGAGCCAAATGTGGTGGATTTTACTGATGAACAGATAAGGATATTGATATTCCACGAACTGTTACACGTAGGCATAGAGGTTGATGATGATGGCGAGGAGCATTATTCCTGCGTACCGCACGACCTTGAAGATTTTAAGCTGATTATTGACCGTTTCGGTACAGATTGGGATAAGGTGGACGAATAATGGATATCGAATATTTAAAACCGTCAGACCTTAAACCTTTTGAGCGTAATGCTAAAAAGCACGATAAAAAACAGATAAACAACGTAGCAGAAAGCATTAAACAGTTTGGCTTTGCACAGCCGATAGCCGTAGACAAGGATAACAATGTTATAATCGGGCATTGTCGCTTACTGGCATCTAAACAACTAAAGCTAAAAACCGTACCAGTAGTACGAATGGAAAATTTGACCGATGAACAGGTGCAAAAATTACGCCTGCTTGATAATAAGCTGAATGAAAGCGAGTGGGATATGGACTTGCTTATAGAAGATATCCCCACGCTTGATTTTGACGGTTTTGATATCGACTGGGATTTGCCCGAATTAGCCCCAGAGGGCGGACAAAATGTGGAAGAGGTAAAAATACCCGAGGAAGTAGAAACAAGGGCAAAATTGGGCGATTTATGGCAACTGGGGGGGCATAGACTTATTTGTGGAGATAGTACGGATATTGCGGTTATTGATAGGCTTATGGATGGGGTAAAGGCTGATATGGTCTTCTGCGATGCTCCATATGGGTACAAGTACGAAAGCAACCATCAAGACAAATATGAAATGTTGCAGAATGATGATAAGATTTTAGACTTTATTCCTGCGATATGGGGAGCAATGAAAGATAATTGCCCTGTATATGAGTTTTGCGGTTGGCAATCTTTGAAACAATGGCTTGAATACTTTGAAAATACAAGCCTTGATTTGAAGAATGTGATTATTTGGAAAAAGAATAATTGGAGTATGGGGGATTTAAAAGGAGCATACGCAGGGCAGTATGAAGTTATCCTATACTTGAACAAGGGCAGAGTGGAATTGAATGGTGCAAGAGATACGGATATATGGGAATTTGACCGAGAACCGCCTAAAATGCACCCGACAATGAAACCTATTGAACTGATTGCATATGCCTTGAACAAGTCGAGCAAAAAAGGTGATGTTGTGTTAGATTGTTTTGGCGGTTCTGGAAGTACCTTGATTGCGTGTGAGCAAACAGGAAGAAAGTGTTACACCTGCGAAATCGACCCAAAGTACGCAGATGTAATTATAGCGAGGTATGAAAAACTGACAGGAAACAAGGCTGTATTACTGACATAACATTGACAATCCCTACATACGGAGTTATAATATAAGTAGATAATTCTGTATGTTCGGAGGTTTGACGATGTTAAGATTAAGTGATGATTTACAGGTTGGAAAAGCAGGAGAATATCTTGTATGTTTTGACTTGATTATGAAAGGCTTTGTTGCTTATCCGAGTGAGCAAGGCTTGCCGTATGATTTGGTTCTTGATACTGGAAAAAAGATGTTGAAGATACAAGTCAAGACTACAAGAGAGCCGAGAATAATCCCACAAAGAGAAAAAGAGTATAAAACATACTTTTATCACGTTAAGAGAAATGGCAAGGGTGGGAAAAATCACTATGCCGATGATGAAGTTGATGTATTTGCACTTGTGGCACTTGATACAAGACAAGTTGGTTATATTCTAAATGGGGATATGCCTACATCATTATCGTTGAGAGTTGATTCAATGCGAGGTACTTATGGCGATGAACAAGGGTTAAAGCATTACAACGATATTATGGAGTTAAAAGGTAAAATGCCACAACAAGAGATTGCAGATACATTAGGCATAAGCAAAACCATTGTGAACAAGATGTGTTGCAAAACTTATAAGCCGTATATATCCAACGCAAGATATTTTTCGGACATTATAAGGGAGGCTGAGTGGTTTGAGCAGATTTGACCTTTTCGGCGGTAGTGGTAGCACACTAATAGCCTGCGAACAGTTAAACCGAAAATGCTATATGTGCGAACTTGACCCACACTATATTGATGTTATTATACAGAGATACATAAATTTAAAGGGAACAGATAAAGACGTATTTTTGATAAGGAATGGAAAGAAGATTTCTTATTGTGAGGTTGAATAATGGCTAATGAACAAAACTTAAAACCATTAACCACGAAAAAAGCACGAGAGATAGGCTCGAAAGGTGGCAAGGCATCCGTAGAGGCAAGGCGTAAGAAAAAAGACCTGCGCCTTGCTATTGAAATACTGTTAGAAACCGATATAAAGGGCAAGAACGGCGAGATAAAGAGTGGTGCGGAGGCAATAGCCATAGCACAGTTTCAAAAGGCTTTAAAAGGTGATACAAGGGCTTTTGAGGTATTACGTGATACGGCAGGACAAAAGCCCATAGAAAAGGTTATGGTGGCAGATGTGGAGCAATCCGTTATCGATGAAGTAGAAAAGGCGGTACTAAATGAATAGTGGCACATTCAGCTATACAAGAAACAATGGATGGAGAAGCATATCACCAATTGAACGTGCGAACGCCATTGTTTGGTTAAATGAGTTTTTGCCTAAAAATGAGGAAGAAAAAAGGGCAAAGAAGATATTAAAATATTTTTTGTGTGATAACCTTTCTGCTCAAGCGATATGCAGAAAACAAGACCCTGACATTGTTTGCTATTCTAATAGACAAAAAGGAAAGCCACTTAGCACTACGTCAATATTGCGTGTGATTTATTCTTATTTTCCGTCGTTTGAAGGGAGAAATCAGAAAAGTACAACAGGCAATAAACGAGTAGAGCTAATGAGAAAACGGGAAAAGGAAGAAAGCGGACACATTAAGCAATGTGCTTTTTGCGGTAATAAAAACAATTTGGAAGAACATCATATGATACCGCTTTTTCTTGGTGGAACGAATGATGATGACAATCTTGTTTATCTTTGTAAGAAATGTCATAGAGGCGTATCGAATTATCAAACAAAATTGAGGTTGAAAGATGACACGAAAACAAGTGATTAATTACCTCATAAAGAATCCTGTTGGATATGCGAAGATGCCTTGAAAAATATGCTTGCACACGTTATAATGATAGTGCAAGCATTTTGTTTTTAGGAGGCATTAAAATGGAAGAATGGCGTGATGTTGTTGGCTATGAAGGTATCTATCAAATATCTAATTTAGGAAGGATTAAAAGCATTCGATGCCGTGGACACATTAGAGAAAAAATATTAAAACCGTATGTTGACAGCAAGGGATATTTGTTTATAACACTTTGTAAAGATGGGAAAAGAAAAGAATGTAGAATACATAATTTAGTAGCAACTATGTTTATACAAAAACCATCAAATGCACAATGTGTGAATCATAAAAATGGGAACAAAAAAGATAATTGTGTAAATAATTTGGAATGGTGCACATTTCAGCAAAATATAATTCACAGCAGAACCCAGCTTGGTAATATACCAAATCCACCAAAGAAAGTAATACAAAAAAATTTTGATGGAGAAATTTTAAAAATATGGGATAGTGGTTTGGAAGTACAAAAACACCTTGGAATATGGCAACCATCATTAAGTAGAGTTTGTAGAAATGGCGGCGGAATTCTTAATGGATTTTTTTGGTCTTATTTCGAAATGAAAGGAGATGAAAAAGAATGACAAGGAATCAAGCTGTTAATTTTCTTATAAATCATCCAGTAAAATATGCTCACATGTTAGGGTTTAATAAACTTGGTAATATACACGAGGAATGGATAAAAGAAATGGTAAGGGGTAAAGAAGATGCAACCCTTATGGCTCACAGAGCAAGCTATAAGACCACGTGCGTATCAATATCTTTAGCCGAAATTATTATACTTTTGCCACGCTTGCGCACAATGTTTATGCGTAAAACGGATGCGGATATTAAAGAAGTAATCAAGCAAGTACAAAAAATTCTTACAGACCCACATACATTATATTTAGTACAATGCATTTATGGTGTAAATTTATCATTGCAGGTACAAAGCGCAAACGAGATAAGCACAAACCTTTCCATAGATGTAAGAGGAACATCCCAGTTGATAGGGATAGGTACGGGTGGCTCACTTACTGGAAAACATTTTGATAGAATATTTACAGACGATATTATAAATATAAATGACCGCATATCAAAAGCTGAAAGGGATAGAACAAAACTTGTCTATCAAGAATTGCAAAATATAAAAAATAAAGATGGTCGTATTTTTAATACGCTTACACCTTGGCATCGTGAGGATGCATCTATATTGATGCCACCTGCTAAAAAATATACATGCTATGATACGGGCATTATGACAGCCGAAGATATCGCAGAAAAAAGGAAAGTATGTCGCCTGCGTTATTCTGCGCCAATTACGAATTACGGCACATTGCATCCGAGGATGTATTATTTGACGACAGACCCACGGGAGCAGATGCAAGGATGGTATACAATGGATTATCCCACGTTGATAGTGCATTTTATGGCGCAGATTATACGGCGTTTACTGTTATGAATTACGTGGATGGTAAGCTGTATGTATTGGGTAGGATGTGGCGCAAGCACGTTGAGAATTGTTACGATGATATAATAAACTTGTGGAAAGCGCATTTATGCGGTAAACTGTATATGGAAACTAACGCTGATAAGGGTATGGTGGCACGTGATTTAAAGAATAAGGGTGTGCGCACCGTCACTTATGCGGAAGATATGAACAAGCATATTAAGATTGCCACGTATCTAAAAGCCGTTTGGAAATACGTGTATTTTGTAGATGGCACGGATGCGGAATATATCGAGCAGATATGCGATTATACAGAGGATGCAGAACACGATGATGCACCAGATAGCTGTGCTTGCCTTGCACGGCTATTATGGCGCAAGGTATTGCGTGACGACCCATACGGCACGTTAAAAGGAGGGAATAATGGTAACCTATAACGATATGCTCGAAGCTATCGAACAGAATCAGCTAAAGGATTTTGTAAAATCGACAATCAGTCGGCACAAAAGTAGCGAGGAATACCAGACGGCTTTAGTTGCGGATGAATACAACCG